GGCTTCATTGTCTTCTGTTCACTCATGAAATTGATTCCTATTGTCCGGTAGCGTTATCGATCGTGGTGCCGGTAACGTCTTCGTTAACTGCGTCGATTACGTCTTGAGTAGGCGGAATCGGAGCGAGCGACGTCGCAGGAGTCGAATTGCGCTTGTTAAGCCCAAGCTTGTCGAATTCTGCTATCTGGTCTTCCGTGAAAGGCTTCATGTTGTCCATTGCCCGCGCTTCGCTCGGAGCGAGAGTGCGAGAATTGATCTTTGTCGCGATCATCTGAGCGCGCGTCAACGGGTCCATTCGCAGCAGAGCGTCTGAATTCATGCGCACGAACCGCGGTCGCGGCAAGAGCTGCGAGAGAGCGTTCTCGCGCCTGACGACGGCCGGGCCGAGATGCATGACGAGAAACTGCAAGTTACGCTGAACGATATTGGCGTAAGTCACATTCGGGCCGCCTGCGAGCGCAGCGTCGATCAAATCGGCCGGCACTCCGAAGAAACGCGAGACGTCCACGAGCGACATGCGCTGAGATTCGATCCAGTCTGCCGACGCCTTATCGCTCGCAATCAGCGAGTATTCCCAATCCGCACCATGTACGAACGGCTCTCCGATTACCTGAGACGCGCGCCACGCTTCTTTTACGATCGTCGCTTCTTTAGTGCTGATCTTCTTTTCGACGTTCTTAAGTGACGCGCGGGGCCCCTGCCCCGTGCTGAACCACTGAACGGCGAATTCCTGAACGCTCTTATACTGGCCGAGCGTATATGCGGCATACGCGACCGGAGATAGGCCGACATGCAAACCCGGCACGGTGAATTGCTTCTCATGCCAGATCTCGGACGGATCATAGAGAGTATTACCGATGCGGTAGCCGGTAAGTTCGTCGCCTTTGCAGAGCACGCCAACCGAAGACGACGGCTGCAAATCGATGTCTGTCGGGTAGCCTGCGCCGTCTACCTCACGGATGATGCCGATAGAGTTGCCGGTCCGGTCTAGCTCCACCTGAGAGCTGTAAATCCATTCCATGAATTGCGGCGCAGACATGAAAGGCGAGAGCGGCGCATCGATCTGAATTCGCTCGCCGTCGTCAAGGCTGATATAGCGATAGGCGTCAATCGGCATTGTCGAGATGAGATCAGCACGAAGGCGAATCGCCGCCCAAACGGCGCTATGCTCCATCGCCGTTTGTTCAGTTATATTCGTGCCAGGCGAGCGGATAGAGCGGCGCGGAACAAGATCGCCGGGGCCACCGATGCCCCAATAACGCTCTTCCGGCTTCGGCGGCTTTCGCCAGAATGCCCAATTCATCGCGGCTCGCTATCTGACGTGAAACGGAATGCCCGCATCTGAAAGAGCCTCCAAGCCGTCATTATCAATCAAGCCGCTTTCGTAAAGACGTTTAATGTCGTCAGGTCCGTAAACGCCGGCTCGGCAAAGTCGCTTGATCTCGTCAATATCGAAATGCACCGAATCGCGAACGTCGTAATCTTCTTGCATCCCGAATTTCTGATATCCCCAGAGAGCGAACGTCGCAGCCATTAGCGGCGAGATGTCAACGCCGGCATTGCGCCGGTCGAATGCCCATGCGTCAGACAGGTCGCGCTTGTCAACGCCGGCGAGCGCAGCTCTCAGGCTCGCCTGGCCGTAGTGCCTGATCGTGTCGTCTCTGAACGAGTCGTAAATCTGGCCGCAAGCGTGCGCGACGTCTGTCGCTTGCATCGTCTCGACAGGCAAGCCGGCTTGCTCTAGCTCAGTCAGCAGAGCGCCGGCGGCTGCGCGCTTATCGACAATCCAGCGCTCAGGCTTCCAGCGCTCCTGAATCGCCTTCGCTCGCGCGACGATCCACGTTGCGCCGTCGCGATGATCAATCACCTGTAGGCCGACCGATTCGTCAGGCCGAAGGCCGGCGACGGCGATAGCGCCTGACTCGCGATTAGGCGCGACGTCGATAGCGAAGATCGGATGCCGGACGCGCGGCGGTTCGTCGGCGCTGTCCTTCGTCGCTTCAAACCACTTTTTCGGCACGACTAGCCAGCCATCCAGCGGAGCCGGATATTCGCCGACGCTCAGACGCTCTCGGTTGAATTCGATCTCTGGCATCGCGTCGCGCTCTGACTGGACGAAATCCGCGGTAACGCGCCTGCCGAGAGCCGGATTCGCTTTCGCGACGCTGCGAGCGTCGTAAGGATCGTCGTGCTCTTTGCAGTCTGCCGGGCAGTATTCGTGATGCCAGTCGATCGACCACTCGTAATACGCGAGCGACTTCGAGCCGCCTGCGAGCGCTCGTCTGCGAATGTGCGCGACCTGCGTCGAGTTCTTGTTTCCGGCTGAGCCGGCATACCAGACTTGCGGATTCGGCCTAGCGCTCAAACTTGGCAGCGACGAGCCGACCTGCCCGGCGACGAGCGCCATATCTTCGTCGTAAACGAGACAGTCACACGTAAAGCCTCGGCCGCTGCCGCCCGTGCGAGCGATAAAGATCAGGCGCGAGCGTTCCTTACGGCGGATCTGGCGGCCGTCAGAGCCGATTATGAGTGTCGGAGCCGCCTTTAGTTCTATGAATTCCCGGCCGTATGCCGACGACTGCCGCGCGACTCGTTTGTCCAGGTCAGGCGTGTTTTCGATGAGAAAAAGAACGCGCCGGTAATGCTCGCTCGCCGTCTTGTGCTCATGCGCCGTATGAATGATCAATCTATCCGTGCTGAACAGATACAGGCCGGCTAGCTCTCGCGCTTCGAGAATGGAACCTTTCCCGTTTTGCCTAGGCACTAGAACCTTGACTTCAAAGGCGCTCCATCGGCCGTCCAACTTACGGCCGAGCCCGCCTGTCAAGACGTATTGCTGCCATGGGTCAAGGTCTAGGCCGGCGACGCTCGCGAGTTCGATGGCGTCTGCTGCCGAAGACGATATGTATTGCGGTATGGCTTCGATTCTCGGCATCTGATCGCCGTATGTGATCGAAGCCACTAAAAAACTCCTAGAAAAGAGCCGATTCGACCGATTCCGGCTTGCCGTTGGCCGTTTTTCCGGCTAGAGTCAGTCTTGTAAGACGACGACAACGAAGGCGGCAGAAAATGAGCGACAAGCAGCAGATCACGGCGGAAGAGTTCGCAGTTACCTATAAGGTCAACGGCGAGCGCAAGACGGTTCGCGCTTACGGGCACGGCGAAACGTACTGCTGGCGTCGCGTTGACGCTCGAAAGAAGGCCGAGACCTATTTCGCCGAAGAGTTCCCGACTGCCGAGCGACGCGAAGTCTTTGTCGAAGACGCCGGCGCTTACATGTACGGCTGAAAAAAAATCGGTCGAATCGGTCGAATGCTCTTGGCATTCGGCCTATTCGCCGTATAGACTCAGAACTATAAGACAACGACGACGAAGGCGGCAGAAGATGACGAAGACGACGAGAACTGAAAGGCGACGACAGATGTTCACCGACGGCCAGAAGGTCTATCACAACACATTCGGCACGTGCTACGTAGACGGCAACTCTTACGAAGCCGGCGACGGCAGTATGAAGGTATTTATTAAGAGCGCTGACGGCGCTCTGCATTGCGTCAGCGCGATTGACTGCAAGCCACTCGACGCGAAGACGGCAGTAGAGAAGCTGAACGGAATCAAGACGCTCGCCGATCTGCTCATCGCGAAGATCGAGAGCGGCGAATTCGACGGCACGTCAGAACTTTACGCAGCTCTCTTCGACGGCGCAGACGCGCTAGAGCCGTTCTTTCTCGGCTAGAGCCGAGACCTTCTGAGCGCTCGCCGGCATCAGCCGGCGAGCGCTTTGCTATGCCTGCCTGTCTATGATCGTGCCTACAGCGTCATTTGACGGCGAAGGCTGCTCTGCGACCTGCGTCAGAGTGAGCCTGAGTTCGCGCGAGAGCGCAGCTATGTTGTTCTCTGCCGGCTCGTTATCAAGCGCTCTCGCGAGCGTCACGGCGAGCAATTCAAGCGCCGTGCTAGGCGTCTTGATTCCGAGCGTCCGTAGCGACTTTCGGACTCCAGCCTCTACGCTGCTAGGCATGTGGTACTATGTCCACCTTCCCAAGATCAACATGGAACGAGAACACGAAGAATGAGAATTAAGCGATGATCGTCAAAGAAGCTACCGGCCCGGCCGACGACGAGAAATCGATTCTCGTCGCCTTTCTTATCTGGCTTTATCCTGAGCCGTTGCTGACGGGAATTCAGGTAAGCGATTTGGAGAATCGCGTCAGGGCCGTTCGGCTCGGCATCGGAGAGATTAAATGGCCGAAGCCTTACCGGCGCTCGGTCCGCGGAAAATGCCTAGGGTGCGGCGGCGATATCTGGATAGGGCCGGAAATCAATAAGGTCCGCCAGCAAAGACGATCGCAGGGTATAGACGACGCCGTTTACTGCCTTATGTGCTGCGTCGTCGTCTTCGGAGTCGATCTCGTAAATATGCAAGTCACATCGCTCACGAGAAAGAGGCCGGGAGAATGACACAGAAAGAGTTTGAAGAGCTGTTTATCGAGTGCTCTGCGAAGGTCATAGACCTTCTCTACCCGAAGAACGAGACTGCCGCGAGCGGTGGCGCTGCGAGTCCAGGTCGTGGCACTGCGATGCTGGAATCCGGCGCGCTCTGCTGCAAGCTGACAGACGCGCTACGCGAGCGCGGCATTATCTCGGGTGCGTCAGATGAGACAGCGGCAATTCCCGATAGGAACGTCTAGTCTCTGGCCGGTAGCTGCGACTGTTGTTACCGTCTGGACTACGGCCATACATTACAGGTCGCATACGCCGCTATGGACCTATGTTCTCACCGTCGAATTCATAGTGACTCAGGCGT